AATTGGTGCAAAGAATCTGACGATGGCGGTGCCGATGAGGAGAACACATGACAATAATGACTAGGAAACAAGTTGGTGCTTGGTGCAAGGAGATGGCGGATCAAATAAACAGCGACCCAATACTTTTAGACATATTTACAAGAACGTATTGCGCTAAAGAGGAAGAACACATGGCACTATTGAAGGCATTACGGTTAGCGGCTGGACTAACCCAACAAGAACTGAGCGTAGCAACTGGCATCTACCCCGGAAAAATAACAGACGCGGAACGGGACATTAGAGCATTAAACGAAGAGCAGTGGGAGCGCATACAGTTGGTGTGCGACGACAGGATAAAGATATTTGCCCGTGATGCGGGCTTAACGATTAAGTTGGGCTAGGCAGACATGCCGAAAATGTCTTGCGGGATTCTGCGTCGGGAAACCCAGTTAATCTCGATAGATAACCGCCTGACTTATTCACTTTGGAGAAGATATGAAAACAAGAGAAGAACTAGTGCAGGATGTTGATACGGCGATGACTGCTTGGCATGCTGCTGATGATGGCACAGCCGCTGATTGGCACTTTGCTGCTGTTGCTTGGGACGTTGCTAAGGCTGCTTTGGCTGATTACGACGAGGGGAACACATGAACTACAAAGACATAAAAACTTTCTCTGAGAGGTGCGATTCACATCCTGACCATAAACAGGGGATGATTAGTGAGAGGGATATTCAGCGTAGGCTGAATGAGGAAGTGGAGGAACTGAGAGAGTACGTCGAGAATGGTCTTGCTGAAGGGTGGATATATGAAGTGGAGAACACATGAGTGATAGCAGAGACGAACTAGCAGCAATGGCAATGATGGCATTAGTTATTAAGTACGGCTACAAGTGGGGCGATGACGAAGAAGAGCAACGTATGAAGGGTGCGGAGACTGCGTACAAGATAGCAGACACTATGATTAAATATAAAAAGGAGAATCAAAATGAAAGATGAAGATGACAAGGTAACGGAAGCAAACTACAGGGACGAATACTACGCAGAGGAAGATGCAGAACTGCAAAAAGAGGAAGAACGTGATGAGATGCGTAAGCAGATGCAAGACGAAGAAATGCGGGAGGAGATGAGGGCAGAAGAAAACGCAGAGATAATTAGAGAAATACAAGCGGAAGAAGAACTAGGATGAATATGTATCAGTACATGATCGCTATAGTTATAGGCGTAGTGTTACTTATAGGTATGGCACTGGGTGGTTTAGTTGCAATGTTACTAGGAGGATAAATGGCAGCGAACGATAAGCAAGTAAGCGGTACGCACTACAAAGACAAGGACATTCAACCTTGGGACTACATAGCTGCTAACAAGCTAGGTTACTTTGAAGGTAACGTAGTGAAATATGTTAGTAGGTGGAAGAGCAAGGGTGGTCTAGAAGATCTAAAGAAGGCTAGGCACTACCTCGATAAGCTAATAGAACTGAATAGATAAGTGAATAGATAAGTGAATAGATAAGGAGGGGATCATGGAAACATTACTGCTGTGGTTAAGTCTGGTAGTGTACTTTGAATCAAGAGGTGAACCCGCTGTATGTCAGCAAGCAGTAGCGCATGTGGTGCTTAACCGCACTAAGGATGGGGATGTAGCTAAGACGGTACTAGCACCTTACCAATTCTCATGGGTTCCTGAGAAGATGCACAACGGTATACTGAAACCTGAGCATAGACCCAACAAAGAATCCCCTGCATGGAAGCAAGCAGTAGAGTCAGCATTGAAGGCTATATACACAGTAGACTTTTACGAGGCTACCCACTTCCATGCAACGTACATAGCCAAGCCTAAGAGTTGGTCTAATTTGAAATTGGTGCATACCTGTGGTCAACATCATTTTTATAAAGAGATAGCGTGAGGGGAGTAAAGAAGGAAGTTGATCCTGCAAGCGAAAGGATGAGGTTGTACCTAGCTGGACGAAGAGACTGGGTTTCGCAGAAGCACCTTGCTAGATATTTTATTGTAAGCAGGGGGAAGGTTACTACTTTACTAAAGAAAGCTGTAAAGACAGGTATACTAGAGGAAACCGTATTTCACGATAACAAGTACTACAGAACCCCAAGGGTATCGACAATGAGTTCATGGTCTTACAGTAGTCTCAAAACATTTGAGCAATGCCCGAAGAAGTATTACCACTTACGGATACTCAAGGACATACAAGATAAAGGTAGCGATGCTACGTTGTACGGGCAGGAACTACATAAAGCTGCTGAGGACTACGTAAAGTCAGATGTGGCTATACCCCCCAAGTTCTCGTTTGTTAAGGACGTACTAGATAAGCTGAAGAACATCACAGGGGACAAGCACTGTGAACTTAAGCTAGGTGTAAAGAAGGTAGGCACTGGATACGCACCCTGTGGTTTCTTTGATGCCGATGTATGGTGGCGGGGTGTAGCTGATCTGGTGATTAGGAAAGGGGACATAGCTTTCTCTGTAGACTACAAGACCAGTAAGAACGCTAAGTATGCAGATACTAAACAGTTAGATGCTATAGCTGCTGCGCTGTTCATCCACTTCCCAGAGCTTAAGAAGATCAAGTCAGCATTAGCATTTGTAGTAAGTAAAGAGTTCATACACAAGGAGCACCACGCTGAGCTTCGTGATTCATACTTCAACACATTTGAACCGGAGCTAGATCGTCTTGCTACTGCCGAAGAAACAGGAGTGTGGAACGCATCATCAGGGCCGCTGTGTAAGTTTTGCCCAGTACATCATTGTGAACATCAAAGGAGAAGATAATGCCTTACGTAAACAAGCCTAGACCATACAAGAAAGAGTACGAACAGTATCAAGGAACGGAAGAACAAAAGAAGAACCGTGCTAAGCGTAACACTGCACGTAGCAAGCTAGAGAAATCCGGTAGCGTAAGTAAGGGTGATGGTAAAGATGTAGACCACGTTAAGCCGCTGTCCAAAGGCGGATCAAATGATAGTTCCAACCTGAGCGTAAAAACCGCCAGTGCCAACAGATCTTTTAAAAGGAAAGCAGATCGCTCAGTTAAATGAAAATAATAGACGATAAAATATTACTGGTTCGGACAAAACGACCCCATCTAATAACAGAAAGTATCAAGAAGAGTAAGGTAGTAAGTCAGGAAGAAGATGTATACGAGGTGGCAATACACTGGGGGCTAGAGGAAGCACAAGCCCTCGCTAAACTTCGTATTAAGGACGTACCTTCAACGATCAAGCGTGACTACAAGTGGACAGGTAGGCTTACTCCATTTGCTCACCAGAAGGAAACATCTTCGTTCTTAACCTTACACAAGAAGGCGTTTTGTTTCAATGAGCAGGGTACGGGTAAGACCGCATCTGTTATCTGGTCTGCTGACTACCTCATAAACATAGGGGAGATACGCCGTGTGCTGGTGCTATGCCCCCTGTCTATTATGAAGTCGGCTTGGCAAGTGGACATGTTCAAGTTTGCTATGCACCGTAGTTGCTCTGTTGCTTATGGGGACTCTAAGACACGCGCTAAGATCATCGCTGCTGGTGCTGAGTTTGTAGTAATCAACTTCGATGGCCTAGCTGTTGTTAAAGACGAAGTCATAGATGACGGCACGTTTGATCTGGTTGTAGTCGATGAGTGCAACGCCTATAAGAACATGCAAACTAATAGGTGGAAGGTGCTAAGGGATGTATGCGCTAGTGCTAAGTGGGTGTGGATGCTAACAGGTACGCCAGCGGCGCAGTCTCCTCTGGATGCTTACGGTATAGCAAAGCTAATTAACCCCGAAGGATGCCCTAAGTACTACGGTCAGTTCCGAGATCAGGTGATGTACAAAGCCTCGCAGTATCGCTGGATTCCTAAGCCACAGGCACAGGAGGTAGTGCACAAGGTGCTACAGCCAGCCATTAGGTTTGAGAAGGATCAGTGTCTCGATCTACCCGAGGTAACCTTTGTTGACCGTGAAGCGCCACTAACAGCGCAACAGCAGAAGTACTACAACATGCTTAAGAGGCAGATGACTCTAACTGCGGATGGCGAATCAGTCACTTCAGTTAACGCCGCTGTTAACCTCAACAAGCTGCTACAAATATCTGGTGGTGCTGTCTATTCGGATAATAAAGAAGTCATAGAGTTTGATGTATCTAATAGGCTACAGGTAATCCTAGAGGTGATTGAAGAATCATCGCATAAGGTGCTGGTGTTTGTTCCGTTCACCCATACTATAGAGTTGTTCAGAGAGTTTCTTGAGAAGAACAAAATATCGTGCGGGGTTATCAACGGGCAGGTTTCAGTTAACAAGCGCAGTGAGGTGATTAAGCAGTTCCAAGAGTTACCTGATCCACATGTGCTAATCATACAACCTCAAGCTGCATCACACGGTCTTACACTAACTGCGGCTAGTACTATTATCTGGTATGCGCCCGTAACTAGCGTAGAGACTTATTTACAAGCCAATGCGCGAATCAACCGTCCGGGGCAGAAGAACGCCATGACTATTGTGCATATACGAGGTAGTGAAGTAGAGAACAGGTTGTATAAAATGCTGCAAGGCAACATAACAAATCATACGAAGATAATAGATTTATACCGCCAAGAAATATCAGAAAGTGTTTGACTTTGTCAAAGGTTGTGATATAGTTACTACGGTATAAAACGAGAAGGAGATTAAAATGTTAGATAGCGAAGTAGATATTAACAAGCTAGTAAAGGTGTACCTAAAGATTCGTAATGCTATAGATGAAAAGGAAACGCAGCATAAAGAAGAGTTAGCATCACTGAAAGAGCAGTTTGGTATCGTCGGGCAAAGCCTCTTGAACTTATGCAAAGAGCAGAACCTAGACAGTATCAGAACGCCAGTAGGAACAGTCTCTCGTAGGATTTCTACACGGTATTGGACGAGTGATTGGGATTCGATGTATCGGTTCATATCAGAACATGATGCACCTTTCTTACTGGAGCAAAGAATCCACGGGACGAATATGAAGGAGTTCCTAGAAGCTAATCCCGAAGCGTTCCCTATGGGTATGCAAGCAGACCGTAGTTACACCGTACAAGTTCGTAAGCCTAATAAAATATAAGGAGCAGTAAATGAGTAACCTAGCTATTTTCAAACAAGATGGTGCTGTTGTTTCTACCAAGAGAGAGCTTAGCGATTTTGCTAAGACATTTGAATCAGCCACTAACGCCAGTACTTCACGCCGTATACAAACCAATGTTAATGGTACGTTCAAGCGCCTAGTAAACGGCAAGCAAATCGGTGATGCCCTACGTGGTGAGATCAACGTAATCATCGTGTACGCACTGCCAAAGGTATCCCGTATATTCTACAAAGAGAAATTTGATCCCGCTAAAGAAGCTACCCTGCCTAACTGCTGGTCTAACTTAGGTGATAAGCCCGAAGAAGCTGCATCAGACAAACAGCATACCAACTGCGCTGACTGCCCAATGAACATAGCTGGTTCTGGCGAAAGCGAGAAGAGCAGGGCTTGCAGGTTCCAACGCCGTATCTCTGTGCTAGTTGAGAACGATGCCCCGGGCGATGTGTATCAGTTCAACATCCCTGCTAAGTCTATCTTCGGTAAGGGTACAGGCAACGTGCATCCTTTCGAGAGCTACATCAAGTTCCTGCTTGCTAACGGCGAATCACCTGACAATGTGGTTACCAACATAAGCTATGACTTGAACGCAGACTCTATGGAGCTTGCATTTACGCCACTACGGGGTATAACCGACGAAGAATATGCATTGGTTAAAGCAGCTCAAGCTAGACCTGAGACCCAGATGTATACTAAGATCACTGTTGCTCAAGCTGACAAGGTAACTAAGCAGCCGATTGCAATAGAGCAAAAGCCTAAGATAGCCCGTTCTGATGAGCCCGACGAAGAAGATGCTGAAGTAATCGAAGAGCCTATCAAGCGTCCGGCTAAGAAGGTAGAACTACCACCGCAAACTAAGCAGTCACTAGCAGATGTAGTTGATGATTGGAGCAAGGACTAATAACTATGAGTACCGGCTACAGTGCTAGGATTATCCAACAAAATAGCAAAGCCGATAAGTCCCGTCTTGGTGTGCGTCTAGGTAAGGCGTGCATCAAGCGGAACATCCCGGTGGCTATAGTAGCTACTAGCTTAGGGGTTAGTCGGCAGACCATTTACAACTGGTTTATCGGGGCTTCTGATCCGCTAAACTTCATGGTTTCTACGATCAAAGATTTCATAGCCTCAACCAATAAGTAGTTTTCACAGCCCACAAGAGAGCATAAGGGGGTAACTCCCTCTTTTTTTGACTATGACAGATAATGACCTTCTGAGTATTGTCCAGCCATCCGATGGATGGTTTGCAGTGCTTGGTATAAAGGGTAAGGACAATGTCAGGCAAGAGCTTGTAGAGACAAGGGAGGAAGTGGATGCAGTAGTAGCAAAGTTTGTAGCCCAGAAACGTAACGTGTACTTCGGCGTAGCTAAGTTTGAGACTAATAAAAATAGGTTCAAGGAGAACGTCAAAGCACTAAAAGCGTTTTGGTTGGATATTGATTGCGGGGAGAGTAAGGCTGAGATCAACTCCAAAACTGGTAGGCCGGATGGTTACATAGACCAGACTACAGGGCTTAATGAACTAAAGCGTTTCTGCAAGATAATAGGGTTACCAAAGCCACTGATTGTTAATTCGGGACGGGGTATACATGTGTACTGGCCCCTTACTGAATCCGTAACAAGAGAGGAGTGGGAGCCCGTAGCAGAACGACTAAGAACACTTTGCGTAATCCATAACTTCCACATAGACGGGAAAGTATTTGAAGTAGCCCGTGTGCTTAGAATCCCCGGAACCTATAACTTTAAAGATGAACCGCCTGAGAGAGTAGACGTAATTGGCTATGCTCCGCCGATAGAATTTGAAACGCTAAAGAACTTACTCGGAGTACAAGAGAGGTCTGAAGTACCCCCTAAGCGCGAACTAACCGAACTGGCTAAGTCCATGATGGACAGCACCATATCTAAGTTCAGCAAGATTATGATCCGCAGTGCTAGTGGTACGGGGTGTGCACAGTTACTTGATTGCTACGAGAACAGGGAATCGTTATCAGAGCCACGATGGTTTGATGCGTTATCCATAGCTAAGTTTTGTGTAGATAAAGACAAAGCGATTCATAAGTTATCACAAGGGCATCAAGACTACGACCCGATTACTACTGAGCAAAAGATAGCACACATAGGTGGGCCTCATAGTTGTGCGGAGTTTGACAAGTCTAACCCCGGTGGGTGTGAAGGTTGCCCACACAAGGGGAAGATAAAGACTCCTATACAGCTAGGCAAAGAGATAGTCGAGGCTACAGAAGCAGATAACATAGTAGTCGTAGACTCCGAAGATGAAACAGAAGAAGCGGAAGTCCACAAGATTCCTAAGTACCCCAGTCCTTTCTTTAGGGGTAAGTCAGGCGGCGTCTACTTAGCACCTGCTGATGAAGAAGTAGAACCAATACGGGTGTATGAGCATGACCTGTATGTATTAAAGCGTATGCGTGATCCCGTCTTAGGGGACGTAGTAGTAATGAAGCTGCACCTACCTCGAGATGGGGTTAAGCAGTTTGTAATACCTAATACCGCAGTTACAGACAAGAATGAACTTCGTAAGGTGCTATCTAGCTTTGGCGTTGTACCTAACATGAAGCAGTTTGGTCACCTGACCGAGTTCATCCTACTATCAATCAGAGAACTACAATTTAAAAGGAAGGCAGAACTTATGAGATTACAATTTGGATGGGCAGATGATGACAGCAAGTTCATTATAGGAGATCGTGAGATAACCCGTGATGGCATATTCCACAGTCCCCCTTCGTCAATTACGTCGGATATAGCGGCTCAGTTACAACCCGCAGGGACACTAGAGAAGTGGAAGGAAGTATTCGACCTGTACGGCAGACCGGGGCTAGAGCTTCATGCCTTTGCTGCGCTGACTGCGTTTGGTTCGCCTCTACTTAAGTTCTTAAAGCAGAACGGGGCGATCATCAACGTAATACACCCTAAGTCTGGTACTGGTAAAACCACGATTCTACATATGTGCAACAGTGTATATGGCAACCCTGACAGGTTAGGGTCTATGTGGAATGACACCCTTAATGCCAAGATCATGCGGCTAGGGGTGATGAACAACCTACCTAACACGGTAGACGAAATGACCAACATGACCCCGGCTGACTTCTCTACCCTAGCATATAGCATGTCTCAGGGGCGGGGTAAGGATAGGGTTAAGGCATCAACTAACGAGCTGCGTCTTAACTTGACCTCATGGCAATCTATATCTCTGGCTAGTTCTAATGCCAGCTTTGTAGAGAAGATGACCGCTATGAAGAACAGTGCCGACGGTGAGATGATGCGGCTAATAGAGTACAAGATAGACTACACCGATACATTGGAGAAGTCTTTTGCCAAGCAGATGTTTGACCACCAGTTGAAGCAGAACTACGGGCACGCTGGGGAAATATACGCCGAGTGGCTGGTCAATAACTTAGAGGAAGCCAAGGCTACTTGTATCAGCATCCAAGCAAAGTTAGACCTAGAGTTGAAGCTAACGCAACGTGAGCGTATATGGTCAGCAGCCCTAGCAGCTAATATAACTGGTGGTTTGATTGCTAAAAAGCTTAAATTGTTAGACTGGGACATGAAGGCGATATACATGGCAGCAACTGCGATGATACTGGGTGTACGGGAGGAAGTAGCCCCACATGCAGACAACGCCGTATTGGTTGTAGCTGACTACATCAACCGCCATATGCAGAACATCCTAGTGGTAAACAACGGAGTAGACGCTAGGTCTAAACTGCCTTCGTTCCCAGTGCTTGAACCCAAGAGCGACTTGCTTATCAGGTATGAGCCAGACACTAAGAAAATGTTCATATCCGCTAGTAGCTTCAAGAGCGACTGTGTAAAGATACAAATTAACTACAAAGAAACGTATAACCAGTTGGTTAAGAAGGGGATAGTATTAGGTTCTGAGACTAAGCGACTGGCTAAGGGCACAAAGATAGTAGCCCCGGGGGTACGTTGTATAGTGTTTAACTGTGAAAACCCTGATTTCATAGGCTTAGAGGGTTTAGTTCCTGCTGAGGTTGAAGATGTTGGTGGACAGAGTTAGCTACGACGTTAAGTGGAAGAAGTTTAGGAGGGGGTATTCGATCTTTATCCCTTGCCTAAACTGTGCTAATGCTAAGCTAGAATTACTTTGCACCACAAATAGGCTGAAGATAAAGGTGCTAACCAAGGTGGTTATTGAAGGGGGTATACGCGGCTTAAGGGTATGGAGGATGTGATATACTACAAGTCTTGGTAGTGCCCCTTGCCCCCCGACTAAACACCGGGGGGTTTTTTATTTCTGGCCTACTCTAGACTTCTCTAGCAACGGCTCTATTATATCTAGATGCCTACGAGGGACTGCCAACCCCTCAATACCTTCTTCACGACGGTCGGCACGATTCTTAAGCGACGCATCTATCGTACTATCCTCAATTGGTAGGGCGCTATTCTTGTAGTTGTAAACGTCAATATCTTTAAGTCGAGCCTCAATAGCTTCTTCATTATCATCGGTATCATCTGCCTCATACCGTCGAATAGCGAGGTCCAGTTTATCAAGGGCTTCTTTTCTGTCTTTCTCAATCCCCTTTAACATCCGTTGAGCAATGAAGTTCTTCTTCTGTATCTCTGCAGTCTCAGTACTGTGGAACCCCAAGGTTTGTGCTGCTAACTTAGCAGTTGTATACCATTCGGGGTCCCTAATTTCATCCCCTTCACGTGTTTGAAGTCCTTCACTGCGTAGACGGTAGGCAGTTGCAGCACCACGGAAGAACGCAGGGAGTCCCTTTTCTACTGCTCGGTTGACATGTCCACTGTTCCAGTCATCAAAAGCCCCAGCTATCTGTTCACCCATCCCACCAAAAGGCCCAGTCAATGTGTTAAACACCATGTCTTGGAACGCACCCTTAGAGTTTTCCGCAGGGGCATCTTCTGTAAACCACAGGTTATTAAGCGAAGTCGATGCGCCTATGTTTAAGTCAGTAAGCGCAGAAATAGGACCCATCTTCACACTACGTTGCAGCATTAACGCTTGTTCATCGGTTAGCCCTAAAGCCTTTGCTAGACTACTACCTTCACCAAAGAAATCTGGTATGAACGACTCACGAAACCATAAGTCTAGGCTACGTTTACCCAGCGGATTACCCTCATCATCGTCATCATAGTATTCATCTTCATCATCGCCTTCCATATCTGGGCGCATAAGCTCCCGTACACCTTCAGCCGCACCCATAATAACGCTATATAGTGGCAACCCAACTACTCCTGAGAATAGCCCAGTCATACCTAGTGTTCCGAAGAACTTAACCGCCGCATCTTTCCTATCTTTAGCTGGTAGCTTACGGAGCATATTGACAAAGTTACGTGTTAAGTAGGACGTCATTTGCAGCGGGTATGTCATAAACTGCGTTGCTAATCTAGTAGCAGGGGTCTTCATAAACCGGGGCTTGTTGTACTGCGTGTAGTTGAATAGGGCATCGTACACTAGCTCAGTAGCTTTCTTTATGCCCTGTTTAGTAGCCTCTGCGTCAGATACTCCTTCCTTCTTAAGTTTGGCAAACTCAAGCTCAAACGAAGCCATGTACATTGTTTCACGGGATATGCGCTCTAGGTGATGGAAAGCCCCACCCATAAAATTAAAGGTTGTTCTGAAGCCTTTATGTATCCACCCTTCATACTCCGCTGTAGGAGTTCTTGCTCTCGAGGTCATATCGGCTGCATACGTGGACATGAAAATATCACGGTTATTAGCCGTTTCCCACGCCGTCTTTAGTGCCTTACGATACACTGGGTCTGGGTGCTTATTAATGTAGCTAGAGTCATTGATAGATGGTTGACCCCAGTTTGTTATCACATTCCCATTTGCATCTTTCTTGCTAGTACCAAGTTTGTTAAACAGGAATGAGTATCGTGCAAAAGTCTTAGATGCTTCAGCAACCCCATACTCTGCCTGTAACACAGGTAGCCCCACTATAGGCAACTGCGTCATTTGAACCAGCGCAGACTTAGGGGCGGTTAACATATAGTAGAACACTGCTTGGTTACCAAAACTTGCTAATGAGTCTAGATTAAACTCCCCGGGTACTTGAGGCATCAGCTCAGCCCCAGCACGTAGTGCTATCTCGTCTATAAAAGCATTAAGGCGTAGCTTGTCTGGGTTACCTGCTAGTTCAGCGTAAGCACTACCCAAAGCATTACGTATCTTATCTGAGTACGCAAGCCGGGATAACTGATTAGCCGCAGTATGCTGGGAGGTTATAAAGTTACGCAGCACATCAGCACTAAACCCAGTCTTACCTTGGCGATGTGTAAACCTACGGCGCATGTCTTTCTCAGGCAGCGTCATTAGATACATCTGATAGACTTCATCTTTTAGCGCTTCAATATCTGTGAGCTTGTTTGTATCCAGCATCTCAAAGATGCCCTTCAGCATCTGGCTAGACTCAACAACTTCAGCCCGCATCTGTCTTAGGTTGTCCCCAAAATCAAGCGTCAAATCCTCTACCATCTTTTCTTTGGTGCGCTTGTCTCCAGCCTTTTTCAGTTCCTCTACCCGTTTGTCCACAGCGTTATTACGCGCCGCCGCAGATTGGAACATATAGAACTCACCGGATTGCCCCTTACCTACACGGAACCAGAAGTTACCGTAACGCATTAATGGAAAGTAGATACCTAGCTTCTTAGCATCTTGGAATGTCTTGGCAATAGATGCCATCAATTTGCCTTTGGGGGTAGAGGCATCGTTAATATCCCCGGGCACATTAGATGATGCTATCTTATCGGTTAGTAGCTGCTCATGTAGGCGGAATGTTTCTTCGTACTTATCCCGTGCCATCCTGTATACATCTTGGCCCTTACCCTTAGCAATTTTACCCAGACGATCCCATAGGGTGTACACATAGGAGATCCTATTCTTACGTTTAGTTACCCGTCCACTCGCTGCTATCTTTTCTTTTCCACTAAGCGTCGGGTCTGCATGGGCTTGTTCTAGTTGCTTTAATTCAGCATCATTCTGTAGGGCCTCGGCAAGAGTCTTATATTTAGCAGGATCTACTTGTTGCAACGTAGCTGCGTTCATAACGTCGCCTAGCAGTTTGCCACCTTCTTCTGACTTCTTATTAAATTTTACCCATGCTGGCACTTGCTCTGCTAGTTCTCTAATCATCCTAGAGCGCATACCCGCCATTTCCTGCACGGCATCATTAACCTTATTTATGTTAACGATCTTATCCCCTACCCAACGGCCTATATCTTGTGTAGTTAGTGTAGGCAGGATAGCGCGAATAGAACCTACTTTAAGAGAATCCCCCACCGCTTTGAGCAGTCGGATTGCATCCTTAGAATTTCTAGTCTTTCTTATTAACTCACCGATACTTGCATTTAGATATGTATAAGTCTGTGACTTTTCAAGTTTCTCTGAGAGCTTGTTTACTTTTACCTTCTTGGGTTTCTTAGCCAATGCTACTGAAGGAGTAGTTTTCTCTGTGAACTTAGGAGCCCCTGCTATCTTGTTCGTTACTATTATTAGGTCATGAAATGCAGACTTATACTGCGGGCCCATGTTAAATAGATTGCGGATACTCTGCACAAAGGAGTTAATGAATGTATCAGTCTTGTATCTACCCGGTGCACTCATTAAGAACTCTTGCATCTCAGGCTGGGTTAGCCCGTAGGATATAAACTCCTTGAGGTCATTGAATACATCCGCACCATTTTCTTTTGCCAGTATCTGTATAGCTGGAGGAACCCTGCCTTCGCTGTTCAGTAGTTTGTAGTACTCACCCGCCCTGTCCATAAGCTCCATGAGATCGTATATTGCATCTCTGGTTTTCTTATCTACAGAATTGTGATCCTTAAGATACGAATTGATCTTGGACATGGTAGCCCCATGCAGCATCTCATGGAGTAACACAGTATTATTAAGGCCACTAATAGCATCTAGGTATATAACCCCACCCTTGCTGGTTTCAGCATACATCCCAGCAGCGCCATTACCTTTAGTAAATTCATGCCTAAGTTCAGGATCTTTTATGTCCGTTTGGGGGTCACGAACTATGACTATAGTAATTTCACCAACGAAGGGTTTTAGCATCCTCACTAGCGTTTTTTCAAAAACAGTTCCAAAACGTGATATGTATGCTACGGCATCTTTAGCAGACTTAAACGCACTTATAACTGGATCGGTAGTTGGGTTTGTGTGAGTGCTTAACAATTGCCCACTTTTAGCCGTTTCTTTTATCTTGGCTTTATTCTGGGCAATCATGTGTTGGCGAGGAGTAATGTTTGGGTTAGTTATAACCTCACTAGCTATTACCCCAGCTTTATTCTTTCTGTATCTAGGGTCATTGGCAATCTTATACGCCTGTGTTAATGCCTCTATAGTTTCTACGTTACGTATAGTGTTAGCATCTTCCAGTTCTAATTCGTTAGCGTAGTCACCCTCGTTTAAAGGTGCTCTCTCTACAACAGCCTTAGCCTTTTCCGCAGTACGAATAGCATCTATACCAGACCCTTGCTGGGCACGGCGTTGTTGCTGCTTATCTGCTTTCTGTTCCGCAGTTAGTTCTTGAACTGGGCGACCACGTTTCTTACCCGCTGCCTGTAATCCGGTTAATGGGTCAACTTTAGCTTCATCTTTGATTTCTGCAACATCTTTGACAGCCTCATCTTTGATTTCTGCAACATCTTTGACAGCCTCATCTTTGATTCCTGCAACATCTTGGACAGTATCCGGTTTGATTTCTGCAACATCTTTGACAGTCTCGTCTTTGATTTCTGCAACGTCTTGGACAGCCTCTGGTTTGATTTCTGCAACACCCCCAGTAAGCGTCGGCTCAACACGCCCAGCGGCTTCAGCTACATCAGGTAACCCAGTAACTGCAGGTTCAGCAGCTCCCCCTACGTCATCTAGTGTAGTCGCGTAAGGCTCCGTTCTTCCTGTAACATCTGCAGCAGGTGCTCCAAGTACACCCACTGATCCGGGCTCAGCTCCAGTAGGCTCTCCGGTAGGCTGCGTGATACTCGTATCTTCCCCGCCACGCACTTCAGGGCTAGGCTCAATTCCTCCGGGTTCAACTTCAGTAACAGCTCCTGTTCCTGTTGAGTCATATCCTTTCTCCTGCGCTATGATATTTCCTGCTTGCTTCAGCGCTTCTGTTTCATTAATCCCTTTCCGTATGATAGTTCCGTCTTCAGCGACCTGATCGGTCATCAACTGGCTAACTACCGAGTCGTATTTTTTAGCGATCTCAGATTCGTTCTGCCTAACACCACTTAATCTTTCCTCAGTATCTGCTTCTTCCTGAGCTGCGGCGGCTGCGGCGGCTTCTTCGTCTCTACCTTGGGGGCTAATCGCACCTACGCCAGCACCTAGTACACCACCAGCTAACCCTTCTAATGCCCCAGCCCCAGCTACGCCACGCATCGTAGGCACGTCAAAACCTTCTTTTTGCAGGGCTACATTCTTGGCATACTGTTCTTGTGCACCTTGTGCAACTTCGGGTATTGCTTCGGCTGCACCTGTTTCTACAGCCCGTCTAACTACCCCTTTTTTAGCCGCCTCTTTACCTGCTTCCCCAACTATCTTTTTAGTCATCCCCTTTACTAGCAGAGGATCAACTCCAGTCACTGCAGTTATGCCGCCTAACGCAGCACCACCTAGTATCAACCCAAGATTCTCTCCGTTGTAGTCTTGAGCAAGCTGCGCCCTAGCTTCAACTTGTTCTGGGGGCATACCTATTTTGGCTAGTTCTTCCTTAACCGCATCGTAGATACCACCCTTAATAACCCCCGTGCCCATAGCGGTGCCGATAGCTGCCGAAGTTTTAGATGGTACTAACCTTTGAAATGCAGTTTGTGCAGTGGTAGCAACTTTCTTAGCGGTACCAAATGCTTGTAAGCCTTTCTTCAACAATTGCCCAAAGACAAGGGGGGCCATAGTACCAAGAGCGTTAACGGTTAGATCTACTGGGGCGGTAGCATATGCTTGTAAAGCCGCAGTAATTTGATCTCCAAAGCCTTTATCCTCTGCCTCTTTCATAATACGAGCTACTTCAGCAGAATCATTCTTAGACTGAGCACTAAACAACGCAGACACAGAGTCTTCCATATTCTTTAGCTGCTGTGATGCTGGATTGTTTGCCCCTAGTGTGTCCGTCAACATTCGGAAACCCCCAAGCGCACCCGCCCCAAGTTTTAGGGGGACATCGGCTACTTGGCGTAGTGAGCTTTGTTGCTCTGGAGTTGGTGCAGGTGTAGCTGGAGTTGATGCTACTGGCTCTGGGGAACTCGTTTGCTGGCGTATATAGTCTGCCAGCTTTTGTGCCGATTCGGTATCCCCCGCTGCATCTGCCCTTCTTAGAGCATCATAGACAGCATTTATATCCGTCATTTGTATTTTTTATCAACAAGCTGCTGTATATCGTTGGGTAGTCTTGCCGCAAGTGGTTTTGGATTCACTACAGGCACTGGGTTATTATCCACAAGGGGTGGTGTGTCTATACCCCCTAGTCTCAGATACTCTTGCTTTTCCAAATTAGTAACATAATCCGCAGCTAGGGTGGTAGGCTTTCCAGCCTTTCTATTTTCCTTATCCAGCTTCTTTAACCTGTTTAGTTCTATGGTCCTTGGCATACCCCGCCTTTCAAGACTTTTTGCTACATTATCTACGGCTGTATCGCCCCTTTTAACCTCCAGAGTCTGTTTATTAATACCAGTCTCTTCCTGCTTATTTTCAAGACCCCCCGCACCTATCTTATGCTGTAGGTAAGACGGAACAAGCCTTCTTTCCCCTATTATGCCAAACGCCTCAGTCTGCAACTTTGCCATAGATGGGTTATCTTTTCTTTTCCCTTCCTTAACAAGCTCCATCTGGTTAGCAACATAGGCTGCTACTTCGGCGCGGGCATCTGTATCTTTCCCTGCATGTATGCCAGCTTGCCTCAACTCCTTGAACATACCTTCAGCAGACTTCTGACCTTCTATAGCCTCAGTACGGCGTCTTTGTTCTACGTCAGCCATACCTTTAATACCCGCTTCTGTATCAGCTCTTTGCCCAGCAAGGGATTCTGCAAAGTTAGGCGCTGTGGCGGCAAGCCCCTTAAATATATTTTGCGTTCCAAATGGACCAGACTGTGCACCTATGTTGGCACCTAGCCTAATAAGGTTCATGTTTAAGTCTTGTTTGCTACGTGCTTTAGCCCTTTCAGGTGCACCAGCGTAATAAGCCTGTAGTGCTTGTGCTTGAGTATCAGGAATTGACGCCCGCCTACCTTCTACTTGGCTATAGAGATCATTTAACCCATACTGTTCTTCTGGTACTTCACCGCCAGCATCAAATGCAACTATTCCGCCGGTAGCAAAGTTACTCCGGTCATACTTCTCGCCGGGTCTTGGAATACTCATTAACCCGCCATGTGCCCTAGATATATCAGCGGTAGACTGAGGAGCCACCGGCGCACCAGCACCTACAGCAGCGCCACTACTATCGGTAATACCCTGACCACTGCTATCAGCAACTTGCTGACCAAGTGTGTCTTGTGCCACTGTTGTTTTTGGAGCTTGACTGTTGTTTAATTGAATACGATCTTGTGCCATCCCAGCCATAACTGCGTATATAGGGGGTATACGGCCCATCTGAGCCATCTGCTGTAACTGGGCTTTGCTATACTTTAGTGCCAACGAGTCTATACTGGGAGCACCAAACTCCTTATCTGTTCTACCAAATATATCGTCGTTACGGTTACTTTGCATTTCAGCCATTTCAGTGCCCCTTATTATTTAGCGCCTAAACCCGCTGTACCCAATGCAGCTAGGCCAGCACCTGCAAGCTGTGAATTCATTGACGGTGGAGTTGCATATGTAGTTGCTGTTGATCCCATCTGTAACGGCATCCCACGAACCAGACTCTGGTAGTAACCTAACTGCTCCATCGGGTAGTCACGTTGACGTAAGAAGTCAGCATACTGAGTATCCATCTGTTGCTGTTGTAGCCCTTGTTGCTGAGCACCCACATTGTACTGTGACTGGAGCCGTTGTAGGTTTGCTGCTTGTTCTGCTGTGCCTAACTGACCAAGACCTTGTGCACCACTAATACCAGATTGTAATCCAGCTTGACCCATCTGGCCCATCTGACCAGCAGCACCTATACCAGAAGTAAGCCCCTGCATACCCATTTGACCTAAACTTTGCTGACGAGCTTGCGCTGCGGCGTAGGCGTTTTGCAACCCTTCTTGCTGTATCTTATTCTGTGTGAACCCTAGATTTCTTTCACGCTCAGTACCAGCAAGTATATTCCTAGCACCGCCATATGTACCTTGTCTAGCTGCACCCATGTTCTGAACTAGCTGATCTTTCTGGGCATCACGAAGGGCTTGCTGCTTCTGTACGTCTACTACGTTCTGCATGTAGGGCGACATAAAAGCTGAAGGATCAGCAAAAGCCGCGTTTGCCCCTTGGCTTGCAACGTCATACCCCATCTGGGCACCAATACCAGACCCCATCAACCCACCTGTGAGTCCAGCTTGTCCAGCACCTAACCCCATTTGCGTAGCGCCACCCAGCCCATAACCAGCCGCACCAAACTGACCCGGAGTACCCATACCCAGAGTTTCTTGTTGTGATGCTTGTTGTGCGTTAGAAAAACCCGCTATACGTTGACCTTCATACGGGGTATATGGGCGATAAGACTGAGCCTGAGCCCGCTGCATTATGTCCGTTACATACGGTTCGGCATATGCAGGTAAATTAGATTGGGTAACAGTAGATGAAGTTTCAGCTGGCATACCCCCGCCACCTTTATACAACTTAACCCTACCAGCTTCTAGCTGGAACCCTCTTACATCTGGCCCGTCATTAAACTCAAAATTTGTATATGCCATGATTACTCCACAGGTATCTCAAAAAATATCCCTTTATGTGTAGCGCCTTCTGGTCCAAAGATCTTTAGCCAGCCAGCCCGCCCTATAGATTCTATAACCCCGCAATTACAATCCTTAGCAAATCTTTGTAGCATTAGCAGCATGGGGGTTTTCCATTTCAACCCTTCAATACCACCTATAAAGTGAAACGCTAAGGCATTAATCCTTGGGTAGTTAACTACTTGTGTAACAACCGCCCCGTACACACAGCTATTATCATAGGCAATCCACAACTGCCTTGAGCCATCTAGGATAACTGCTTTTATATCCTCTGTTTTGTACCTTCCATAACTATGCTCCGCTGCCTTTTCCATGTAGCCTTCAATCTCACCCCACACTGAATCTACATACTCTGGGAGAATCAAAGATATTTTAATCATGCAGCCAATACTTTCCTATCGTTTATTTTCTTAACTTGTTTCTTTGTGCCGTGGGCTGACTGCCTAACTCTATCCATCATAGCGTGCAATTTCTTAGCCCCTGCCTTAGATGATCCGCCACCAATATCACTGACTACATCAGCAGAAATAACAAACTCACCATCAGCTAATCTAGCAGGTTGCCTATTGCCTATTGTTGCACGGATAGAATCACTAAGCCCATCACCCGGACCATCTAGATAATTACCGCCCCTAGCCAAGCTAGTTAACCCGCCTATTGCTAGTGGTATCTCCATCTGTTGAGTTTCTGGGTTGTAGACGTATTTAGAAGTATCAGTATATTGGTACTCATGCTCGTCTATCCCGGGGGCTGTAAAAGTTGCTGGCCTATACGGTGCGTACTTATCTCCTAGTGGGGATTCCTCTACTGTTATTGGTTTAAAGCCGTAGTTACGCTCACTACTATCCACCGGGGTTTGTGTCTGAGTAGCCTGTTGTGCCTGTAACTGCTTTAATATATCTGGCACTTGAGGCCGCTGTTGTTGCCGCCCTATATTAGCTAAGTAACTCTGCAGTGGATTGGACTCTTCTATTTGTGGGTTTATGCCCCGTACATATTCCTGAATAGCGTCCATATCTGGGGTAGCCATCTTCTTTTCTACTTCGCCACCATCAGCATAGCCATCGTACCCAGCTTCGTCATCGTAAGAACCGCCACCTGCTAACCCCATCAACCCACCTACTGCAGCCTTAACAGCGCCGGGGTATTCAGTTATACCGGGGTAGGGGTTTACATCAGCAAAGTACTGTCTTTCTGAAGTATCAGTGTAAGATGCTGGTCCTGTGGGGAACTGAGCTATTCTTTCCACGGGCTTATACGGCCCTCTATACGGAGTAACTTTTGTCTCAGGCCGTCGATTACTAGACGGTTGCATAGCGTCCATTAACATAGGCCCACCTATTGCCCCAGTAGCCAATACACCCGTCGTACCACCGGGATAATTATTAGGAAAATCATCAAACATACCGGGTTTTCCTGCCGAGGTTGATGGCGTTGCAGGTGCACCTACTTGTGGAGCAGGTGTTGGGCTAGGAGTTTGGAGTATTCCACGGGGTGGAAGTGGAGCTGCACCTAGTGGTACCTGTGGAGTACTTGAATAGAGGCTGGTGTTAATATTAGGACCGCCCCTAACTTGAGGTGTTCCACCATACATATTATATGGCGTCCCAGTACCTGTAAAAGCCCGAGCATCTGTGCCAATAGTCTGCCCTACGTTTGTGACTTCACCTGCCGCCCCACTGATTCCTCTACCCGTCGTAGACGGATTCCTTAACCCTGTGGCTATACTGTTATCTATTTGGTTAATAGCGGGTCTAATTAATTGTTTACTCCCTTGGGATAATGCCCGTTCTCCTAGCTTCCTCCCTGCAAAGCTACTTAGGCTACCAGCAGCGCCAGCCGTACCCCATGCACCAAGCCCAGCCAGAAAACTTTGGCCTAGATCGCCTGTCTCCTCATATGTTCTACCCCCCTCGACTACGCCTATACCCCCACTTACATAAGGATTAGATAGTATTTCGCCAAATTGAGTTAATCCTCTAGAAAATACATTACCAGTTTGACTACCAGCAGCAGATAAACTACTAGCCCCCGGTGCAGTAACCCCTCCAGCGCCAACCCCCGGGGCTAACCCAGTAGCGGCACCCTGACCAAGAGCAGTGCCAGTTGGGAAGACTGCAGAAGCACCACCAGTAGTACCAGCGGCGGCAAGTTCAGCGGCAGTGGCAAGTTCAGCGGCAGTGCCTACTGTTCCTGCTACTGTTCCTACTGTTCCTAGTGTACCCGCAGTACCCGCTACTAAACCCGCACCCCCCGCGCCTGCCGCCAGTGTACCTCCCGTTGTTGCTGCCGCTAATGTTGCGGCTGCTGCGGCTTCTGCCATTGCAATCGCTGCTGCTGACATGCCTACAACTATGAAAGCCATAATGAGTCTCCTTTATACTGCAAAAATTCTTGGTAACTTCCAATGGTCAATTCGTTTTCTGCTTTGTCAATGTCGGTTTCTTCTGTTCCGCAGATCGTTGTCCACACAGTTTCTTCGTGCGTGACCAAGGCGCGTTTAACTCCAGCCGGTGACTCGAACATATCGCCCGATTTCATGCGCTTCCAGCCGTCCTCGGTCAATACCGAAATGTCACCCCTTACAACAATGTTAACCTGTTTGAACTTGTGCAGCTTCCCGATGAGAATGGAGCCTTTTGGCGCTGTCATTTCACGAACGTATACTTTATTACCAAAGCAATGGCGTAATGGAATTTCAATTTGTGGCATCTGCAATAATACAGCTTCAATGGCAAACAGCTTCTCGATCATGTCGCCACTCATCGTGCTCAGAGTGGTAGTAAAGTCTACCACTTCATTTGCTGTACTTTGGGGATCTACTAGCTGTAGGCTCATAGTGGCATTATCCTTAAGTTTCTTGCGTATGTATAGTGAATTATGGTATGGCTGATACAAACTGCAATGTAGCTATGACTCCGGGAGACTGTGGAGTGGTGGGAGTAGACCCAGCGGCTATAGTTGCAATACTTATCCCTAAATCAGTTCCATGCCACATGATCTCCAAGAAATCAGCAGCAGCTAATTGGATCATATAGTTTAAACCGGCAATGAGCTGCCCATCTACCCCGCCATGACTGCTGTGGATTGTAAAGACGCTATTGCTATTGGCTATACCTGCTCCAGTAGGGGTAGTTGCGTTCTTTCTAAACCATATATCAATGTCATGAGCCGCAGTGTCAGTATTAATAAACTGAGCGCTGAACTGTAAGTTATATATCCCTGCATTGGTCACAGTGAGCTTGGTTGCCATAGCCCCGGTTAATGCTCTTGAGGTCACTGTTTGCGACACAGAGACGGTATACGTCCCTAGACCACCGCTTGTACCTGTTAGCTGGACAACAACGTAGGTGTCGGCAGAAACCGTAGTTCCTGCTATTAACATCCCCGGAAAGATAAGCCCTGTTAACCCAGAGGCTACAGTTAGAACAGTTAGTGCTATTGAACCTGTGAAAGCTGCTGATCTAGAGGCAACCGATACCCCGCTAGATATGTCTGTAGTGGCAAGACGCATCGGGTATTCAGTAGTTACACTTCCACCAGCTTGATTGGTTGTATCGTAAAACGATCCATAAGGCAGAGTTATACCTACCCCCGACCCGGTAAAGTCTCCGCCTACAAAGTGATCCCCAGTAAATGTAGTTCCTTCAAACGTACCTCCAATAAAGGCATCTGCTTGTATAGGCGTTCTAGAGTCTAGCTGACTGAAGTAAACCCCCAGTACCCGTATGAGCTGCGTGTTGTACTGCTGGTTGTATTGCACCGGGGGTACTGGCATCGGTGGAGCTCTGAACAACACCATACCCATTATCTTCTCCCGCTTGGCCTAGCATCAACACGGGGGCTACCTATCTGCCACTTAACCCCTATATCAGTAGAGCTTATCTTTATCGCCATCTGCCTTGCACGGGCACGGATAAACACTTGGTTTGTATACTCGTCCACTGCGGTACTAATAACTTGTTGGGCGTCTGAAGCCTCTTCAGTGTATGGAGCCCCCGGGAAACTGCGTGGTAGTATAGTTAATACTGCAGTAGGCGTTGGGTTTGCAGTCCTATCAGACCCATTAAAATTAACGTCAGGTATGATCCGCTTGGTTAGCATGAACTTATCACCGTCATCTATGTCTATGTCGTTTGACTGGATATACGCTTCCATCCCCACCACCCCATCATCAACCCCATTTTCATGGCTGTACAAGTAGCTTATCCCTAGATCAGAATCGTATTCCGCCGCCTGTGGGTAAGTCCTTAGTGGGCTATCGTTCCAAGCAGTACGCTCTATAGTGCCGTAGTACCAGATCTGTTCAAGGTAGTTGTAGATCACGTAACTATCATTAGTGTCGCTAGTAGCGCTTGGGTAGAACCACCATACTTCATGGAACCCTTCGTTAGTGCCTGCGATAATTTGTGGGGCTTGGTCGTAGTTTAGGTTTTGAAAGACATGGTTACGCAGTGTGCAAGGTAGTGTCTCAACCCGTCCAGAGTAAGCATAAAACTTATCCTGCCCCATCCAGTAAGTAACATTACTTGCAGAGATAACTGCACGACCTGAAATAATAGAAATATTATCTGCGTATTCTTGTATACCAAATACATCCGCAGTGCCTAAGAACTGTAGTGTGTATAGATTAGAGTCGGTCCATACTAATACTTCCTGCCTTGTAGCTAGTGCGCGTACAATTCTAGACCCACGAGACACACGTAGAAACCCCGCAGAGTTAGTAACCATTGGTTCCCATTCAACAGGATCATTCTGGTCTGACCAGCGTATAAGCAGGGGATCTGCAGTGCCACCCCCAAACGGTGTGCAGCCAAAAGCTAATAAGTGACGATCTTGCTGGGACAAAATAACCTGCATCGCTATAGCAGGTACTGCGTTTGCCCCGGATAAACTAGAAAGAAGCACTGCTCTAGTCGTAAATTCTGGCTCAGTATTAGTGCCCCGTTCCCAGTAGTAAATAGCCCCATTACGTATATTCATTACTAGGTCGTTGTCGAAGTTATCAAACCACCAGTCTCTCTGGGCAAAAAATACAGGAATCGCTGAACCTGCCCCCCACCCATTACGCGCCCAAGCACCCGCCCCATATCCATACCCTGCGGTTCTAATGACATAGCCTATATTTATCTGGAATTCCGCAGTAATACCTGTACCCCCACCTGCAGCAGACGATGTAGCTACTGTAGCCACAACTATAGTGAACTCGTTACTTGATATTACTTCCGTTACTACATGCTCAATATTTAGATCACCCGCAGGTACTCCACCTACTGCAGTAGCCCCAGAGAAAGTTACGTAATCTCCTAGGCCAGCGCCATTTGCAGCTATAGTTACTGTAACCGTAGTAGATACCCCTGTGATAGCCACAGACCCCACAGTCTGTGTAGGTGTTACTGTATAAGTACCAAGTTCTCCTTCGCCTGTACCGTAGGCGGTTATAGTCGTATTAGCAGCAATCCCACTACCAGATATTACTGTGCCTATAGTCAAGTGCCCGTAAGTAGCCGTAGTTACAGTTAGCACAGCACCGGTAATACTCCCATTACCCACAAACCCGGTTCTAAAGCAATTGTCAGTAGTAGCAGAAATAAAGGTTCCGCTTAGCGGGGTTATGTCGTAGAAGTTTGCCCCTGCCTCAATGTATACCTTGGCGTTAGTTCCTAGTGCAAGTAAGTCATCGTTGTACGAAGTAATCCACCCCCACATCTGGCGGCACACGCCAATGAAAGAACTTGGTGAAGCCTTTAGCCAACCACCTACTTTCTCTGGGTATCCAGAACGAAAACGTATCTTATCGCATTGAAACCAGCCACCCTCACCTGAGTAGTTAGTTTGATCCCGGTTTATTCCGGGCTTTAGTTGGATTTTCTTAAGCATATGGGTTCCTTAATGGGTACTTTATACTCACCTATACCCGTCTATACACCAAAACGTGTATAACTACTTATCTAATTACCGATTGCTCTCTAACCCAGTCTTGGAGGGCTGTGAGAGTTTCTTTGTTCTGGTGGCAGATACCGTAATTTGCTCCAATGGTTTCGGCAACGGTTTCAACTGCAACGGTGGACGCATCAATAATTCTGGTGGGGTCGGGAAGTTCATTGTAGATGGCGCTGTCGTGCCACACCCTGAAACCACTAGACAAAGTACCAGTATCTTGTACATAAACTTTAACCTCTTTAATTATCTCTCTGCTCTTTCCTTGCACAATTTGTACTCGATCCACATACTGCGTGATCGTTTTGTCTGAAACCACAGCCTGTTTGACCCCTGTCTCAATGGTATGCCTCTGCGCCTCGATTGTAGCCTCATAGCACGCACTAACTCCCCATTTGTGACCGACGTACAACCCGAAAGAAAACAATGCAGCAGCAAGCGTTGTAGCGATAGCAATTTTAGTACTGAGAGATAAAGCCTTCGCCCCTGCTATAAAGGGTATCACGGCTTGAAGGTTCTCTTGCAGGACAGTGGCTTTCTCGTTCCAAGATGGCACCAGTTTATAGTCGCGCTGGGTTCTTCTCTGTACAGGTCGTACTTAATCAATGCGTCAGGCTTTGCATCCAGCCACTTATCTAGGTGCTCACCACGGTCGTAAATATCCACAGCCATACCTTGCTTGTGTGCAGACTTAGATGACCCTGTAGTGGAGGTCTGCAATCTGAACCCCCCATCGCCATTCTTGTTGCCTGAGATCTGATTGCCAGTAGCTGGGTTGTTTTGTAGTATTGTTCCAGTATCCGTAGCAAATGCGGCTAATAGGTTATTAACCCTGTACAGCAATGTCAGGGCGTTCAGATTGTATTCTGTGGTCTGTGGCTTATCGTTGAAGTATTCCTGCAGGGTTATCATTGGATCGGCTCACTCGTAAAGAATCTAAGCACCATGTTGCCCGCACTACTAACGAATATCAAGCCAGCGTAGGCTATGGGT